GCAGAACCTGGCGCTGTCCAAGGTCAACCAGGTCCAAGCCGGGCTGATCAGCCAAGGGCTCGTGAACTACGAGAGCATCAGCGTGCCGGTGGCCGTCTCCGAGGCATACACGCGCCTGACCGCCCTGATGCTGGCGTCGTCGTTCGGCAAGCAGGCCGATCCGAAGGAAGTCGCGTTCTACGAGGAACGGGTCAAGCGGGCGGCGCGGATCGCACGCGCACCGGAGGACGCTGAAGAGGCCGTCATGTCCGTGCATGACTCCATGGTGGCGCGGGGATTGGCGCGCTGGACCGTGTTCGACATCCCGCAGGCCGCCGAAATGCCCTACGAGCTGCTCGCCGCCAACCGCCTCGCGCGGCTGTTCGAGCAGCCCGCCGATCCGGGGGCAGAGGTCATTGCCACCCGCCAACTGGCGCAGATCGTGCAACTGGACAGCAGCGGCGAGCGCGTCCGAGTGGAGTATTTCTAGGTGGCGCTGGGATACGACGATGACCTCGACTTCGGGCTGGTGCCGCAGCCCCCGCCGGATGACGGGCTGGACTTCGCAGGACCGCCGCCGCAGCCGCCTGTCGTGCCGCCAGACCCGACCGGCCAGGACTGGCGCGGCCCGCCGGGAGAGCAGGGGCCGCCGGGGCCGGAAGGTGCGCCTGGCCCGCAAGGTGAACCCGGCGAGGGCTCGGCAGTTCCGGGACCGGCGGGGCCGACAGGTGCCACGGGGCCAGCGGGGCCGACCGGCCCGGCGGGACCAACGGGAGCAACAGGCCCGGCAGGCGCCCCCGGAGCGACCGGGCCGGCAGGCGCCACGGGACCGGCAGGCGCGGCAGGCACCACCACGATCGCGGCCACGCCGCCCGCCGTCGCCCACGGCGCGCTGTGGTGGGACAGCACCGGCGGTCAGCTCTACATCGGCTTCGACGACGGCAACTCGACCCAGTGGGTCGTCGGCAACAGCGTTGCCATTCCGGCGATTACTTACCCCATGCTGCCGGCCGAGGTGCAGCAGGTTCCCGTGCCGCTGGTGTTCTCGGGGAAACCAGCCACCGGGGCGACGATCAACGTCCCCATGCCGTGGGCAATCACCGTCCCGGCGGGCCTGGCGGGCACCGTGGTCTATGACGTGACGCAGGCGACATCGTCAGCAATTTTCACATTGAACAAGATCAGCGGCGGCAGCACCACAGCCCTTGGCACCATCACCGTCACGTCCGCATCGCACACCAGCGCAACCCTGGCCGGGGCGGGCGGTTCCCTGGCTGCGGGCGACGTGCTCCAGCTTTTGGCGCCCACACAGGACGCAACGCTCAGCGATTTGGGCATCACAATCTTGGCTGCGAGAGTGTAATGAGTTTCGTCTTCGGCGATTCGTTCGACCTGTACGCAACGTCGGCCGATATGGCCACCGGCTACTGGGACAGTTCAGGCGGAACCATCACTGGCGCCACCCTTGTCGCTGGCCGATTTACTGGCAGCCAGGCACTGAGCTTTGCCGCCACGACCGGGATTACGTTCGTCAAAAGCAGCGCCGTCAACGATGCGGTGCATCACCTCGTGGTGGCCTTCCGGCAGACGGCGACGATCACCGGCTCTACGGTTGGCGCCTATTTGGAACTATTCGATGGTGTGACAGCGCAATGCACGATCGTGTTCCGCAGCGACGGTGCCATCGTGTTGACATCGGGCGGGCCGGGCGGCACCACGTTGGCGACCTATACCGGCGCGTTCCCGATCACTAACACCTGGTATGCGTTCGAATGCGAAATCATCATAAACAACACGACGGGGCGGTTTCGGGTCCGCAAGAATGGCAACACTGTGGACGACTTTGACAGCGGCGCCGTGCTGGACACACAGAACAGCGCCAACGCCTACGCCAACAAGCTGACGCTCGGCTACAACGCGACCGTGAGCACCCAAGCGTTCGACGACCTATTCTGGCGTTCCGACGCCTCGTCCGTTCCATTCGCTGGCGACATCCGCTGCTACACCCGCATGCCCGCGAGCGATTCCAGCGTCCAGTTCTCGCGCGCGCCGACAACGAATACGCAGACGCCGTTCACGCAACAAACCACAAGCGGCTTTACGGCAGGCACCGCCCGATACACACCATTCACAGCGGCTTATGATGGCACTATCGGCACCGCGACGATCCCCGCGACGGCTGGATACACTGGCAATCTAAAGTGTTCGCTCTTTGCATCTTCTGGCAGCGCGCCAACGACCGTGTTGGGTTCCGCTACGCCAATCACGAACCCCGCCACCGGCACCAATACGTTCACCTTCGGCTCGCCGGTAACCGTGGCCAAGGGGACGCAATACTGGATCGGGTTCGATAGCGACACATCCGCAGGCACTTTCGGTTTCACCACCGGCACACCTGGGGGCACCAGCACGACTGCGTATGCGAGTTTCCCTGTAGCGTCGCCAACCTTCACTGCGAGCGCCGCGATAATCTGCTCGCTCACCATCACCACCAGCACCAACAACTGCGTCGTCAACGAACCCCAGGAGGACGGCCTCACCAGCTACGTCTACGACAGCACCGCCGGGCACGCGGACCTCTACACCATCGCCACCATCGCCAGCACGCCCGCCACGACCTACGCCGTCACCACCCGCGCCTACATGCAGAAATCCGACGCCGGATCGCGCACCGCCGCCGTGCAGATCAAGAGCGGCGGCACCACGGTCGCCTCGTCCACGCTCACGCTAACCACCAGCGGCTTCCAGTGGACCTGGCGCACCGACACGACCGATCCGGCAACCGGCAGCGCATGGGCGGCGGCGGCGGTGGACGCGGCGCTCATCGGTCCCAAGACGGTCGCCTGACATGGCAACAACCACATGGAACCCGGCCGACAAATCCGCCAGCCTCACGCTGACCGGCAGCAACCTGATCGCGACAGCCGCCGCCGCATTCCAAGGCGTGCGCGCCATCGATCGACAGGTCACCGGCAAATACTACTTCGAGAACACCGGAACGACATGGATATCCGGGACCGCATCAATCGGGTTCAGCAACTCAACCACATCGCTCACTGTTATCAGCACCGCAAACGCCATCACGCTTTCAGGTGGTAGCGGACAAATCCAAACCGGCGGCGTGCAGGTCGCAACGCTGGGCGCGCGTGCCAACGGCGACATCATCGGCATGGCGATCGACTGCGATGCGCGGCTGGTGTGGTTCCGCGTGGCCCCAAGCGGAAACTGGAACGGCAGTGCTACCGCCAGCCCGGCAACCGGCGCAGGGGGCCTCGATTGCAGCCTGGCAGGCGGGATCGGCGTTCCGCTCTACCCCTTTGCCTATTTTTCCACGAACGCCCACAGCTTCACGACCAATTTCGGTGCCAGCGCATTCAGCGGGACTGTCCCGGCGGGCTTCACGTCCGGCTGGACTTCGGGCGCATCGGTCCCCACCAACGCCATCGCCACGCAATCCGCCATTGAACACTGGCTCACCACCAATCCGCGCGCCCAGATCACCCAGGTGGCGATCGAGCAGTGGGCCACGGTCACCGCCGCGCTGCCGAGCACGCAGGGCGCCCGCGCCATGGTGCTGGCATGAGGAACCCATAACCATGCCCCCGCTGGATTTCCCCAACAGCCCGACCGGCGGCCAGACCTACACCGGCCCCGGCGGCATCGTGTGGCAATTTGACGGAGCGAAATGGGCCAACGGCGTCAGCGCCGCATCCGCCGCCACCCCGAGCGATGCCAGCCCGGCCATGGACGGCACCGCCGCAGCGGGCGCTTCGGCGCTCTACTCGCGTGGCGATCACGTCCACCCGACCGACACGTCGCGCTATGCCGCATCCAACCCGAGCGGCTACCAGACAGCGGCGCAGGTGACTACGGCGCTTACGCCATACGCAACGCTTGCCGCGCCGGTATTCACCGGGGACGCCCGAGCCGTCACCCCGGCGGCAGGGGATGCAGACACATCCATCGCCACCACGGCATTCGTCGCGGCAACGCTGCCAAACACGAACTTCGCCGACAACACCGGCTTTGCGATCAATCAGCGCACCTACGTCAGCGGCACGGCGCTTGCTGCCGCAGCCTTCGGACATGACCGCTGGAAAGGCGGCGCGGGCGGCGGAACTTATACATTCGCGGCCCCCGCCGGACCCGCCAACACCATCACCATCACGGTCGGCACGCTGCAACAGGTCGTCGAGGGGCTGGGCATTGCCGGCGGCAACTACATGCTCTCATGGACCGGCACCGCTCAGGGCCGGGTCGGCGCGGGTAGCTATGCCGCCAGCCCGGTCAGCGTGGCCGGCATCGTCGCGGGAACGAATACCACGATCGAGTTCAATACCGGAACACTGAGCCGGGTGAAGTTCGAGGCCGGCACCGTCGCCACGCCATGGCAGGTGCTGGATTACGGAACCGATCTGCAACGATGCCAGCGGTTTTATCAGGTCGTACCGATAAACCTCGCCGGATACACGGGCGCGGGCACCGGCTGTAACGTGTATCTGCCCTTCCCCGTCCCGATGCGCGGCACGCCAATAGCCACGCCCACGTTCACGACGCAAAGCAACTGCGGCTCTTCCGCGGTCTATGTGGTGGCCGGGTTTTACCAGCCATACACGGTAGGAACTGCCGCAGGCGGATATACGCTCTCGGGCAGCTTCACAGCATCAGCGGACCTCTGAACATGATCAGCATATTGATATACATCCTGATACTTTGTTTGGTGTTCGGCGTGATTTATTACGTGATCACGCTGTTACCGTTGCCGCCGCCGTTTCACCTCATCGCGCAGGTGATACTCGCCCTGGTGCTGGTGCTCTGCCTGCTGGATATCCTCATGGGCGGGCGCTTCGTCGGCGGCCCGTGGCGGCTGCCGCCATGAGCCCCCGCGCGCTCTACTACGCCACCATCGGCATGACCTTCCTCGCCCTCTACACCGGCGGATGGCTCCCGTGAAATGGTCGAGGAACCGCCCAAGCCAATCGCACGGCCATCCTGGCTCACCATCGGAGTCCTTGGCGCCGCGCTCTCCGTGGCCGTCTACGTCTTCGTCATCGGATCGGAAATCGGCACGATGAGGCAGCAAACAACCGGCCATGAGCTACGCATCACGGCGCTGGAAACGCACGGGTCCGGCCCGGTTCAGTCCGCCGCCGCCAAGGTGGACGCCGTGACGGCCAGGGCGGACAGGATATTGACCGAGCTGCTCGCCATGCAGAAACAGATCGCCGAGCTTCAATCCGGCCAGCAAAGCAACGCGCTCGTGCTGCAACGGCTACAGGAAGACGTGGCCAAGGAACGGCGGCCATGAGCGAGTTCGACCGCCCCGGCCATCGCAACACCCCGCCGCATACCGAGGCGCCGCCTTTCATCCACGCGCTCTACGCCGAGGTGGTAGAAATGCTCAACGCCACCCGCGACCGATCGGCCCGCGAGGCCATCGCCACCCTCTACGCCTGGACGTTGCAGAACTATGCCATCTTCCACCCCGGCAGCGAGGCGCACTGATGCAGCATTCCATCACCCTGCCCTATCGCCGCACATCGCCCGTTCACGTGCCCCGCAGCGACCTCGTGCTGTCCTCGGCCGATAGCCTGCTGTTGACGGTGATCGTCGTCGAATACGACCACCCGAACGCCCAGACGATCATCCTGCACACCGACGCCAACGGCCCGGCGATGCAACTGGTGATCTGGGACGACGCCGACTACGGCTACGCCTGGGGCGATTATCAGCGGGCATTCGCACCGGGGCTGCTGCTGCGATCCACCCCCGGCACGCCAGGCAGCGCCGCCGGAAGCTGGGATTTCCACGTTCCCACCGGCACTTTCGCGGACTTCCCGCTGCGCTGCGGCTGGGCGATCCTGCTGCTGTGGAACAACGGCGCGAAATCGTCCGTGCTGGCGCAGGGCATCGCGTCATTCCTGCGGCCGTTCTTCACCGGCACGCCGCTCTCCGCCATCCCGATCGAGCCGCCGCCCATCATCACCCCGCCCGGCCCGGCGTCGCTTCGCGGCCTGACCACCGACGATCTGCACCCGATCGTCATGTCCAACGACATCACGCGGCAACTGGAGACCTCCTGATATGTCCGGAACCAACATCCGCGTCATCGACCTCCCCGACCTCGGCGCCGTTACCGATGCCTCCAGCTTCGTCATCGACAAAGCAGCCGCAACCGGGCGCTTCTCGGCGCTGGCGCTGAAGACCTATTGCGCCACGACTACATTGCCGGAAGCGCCCTCAACGAATATCCCTTATGGCAGGATGAATGGCGCCTGGACCCCGGTGCTGGGCGATGCCCCGAGCAACTCGCTGCCCTATGCGCGCCTCAATGCCACATGGTCGCCGGTAGTGCCTGAGGCGCCTGTCACCGGCTCGATCTACGGCCGCGGGAGCGCGGGCTGGACCCCGGTGCTGCCGATCACCGGCGGCAACATCAGCGGCAATCTCGCGGCTACCGGCAACGTCACAGTCGGCGGCAATCTCTACAGCCAGGTCATGATGCTGTCGTCGGCCGTCAGCTATGAATGGTCCTTCTCCGTCCAGGGCGGCACCGGGCACCACATCCAATCGCACCGGGCCGGCTGGTATGATGCGTGGATGGCGGACACCGGGACGCGCCAATGGAACGGCCCCGGCGGACTACTGATGTCGCTCGATGGCGCGGGCAATCTCGTCGCGCAGACCGGCCTTTGGCAAACGCTCAACGTGTTCGGCTTCGCCCCCGGCGGGACCGGCCGCAAGTTCTTCTATGCCCCGACCTATTACTGGGAATGGAACTCGACCACCGGCATGCTGAACTGGATCTCGAACGGCACGCCGATGTGGAACATGCGTGCGAGCGACGGCCTCACGTTCAACTCCGTAGCGGCCGTGGGCGGCGTCGGCGCCTACGTCAACAGCTCCGACCGGCGCGGCAAGACCGGCATCACGCCCACCACCAGGGGCCTCGCCGAGGTGCTGCAACTCCAGCCGGTCGCATTCAGCCGCGCCGATGCCACCACCGGATCACAGGAGGAAATCGGCTTCGTCGCCCAGGACGTGCAGTCCATCGTCCCCGAGGCGGTGCGGCAAATGGGTATTCCGCTGGCGGACGGCAGCGGCGGACTGGAGACGGCCGAGCCGACGCTGGGCTTAACCAGCGAAACCATCACCGCGATCCTGGTGAACGCCGTTAAGGAACTGACCGCCCGCATCGCGGCGCTGGAGGGCGGATCGCAAGCGGCGACCGCGAGCGGCACCCCCTGATGTCGGACGCGCTCTCGGCACTGCGGTCGGCGCTCAGCCCGAAAGCGGGCATGCGACGGATACCTTTCCCGCTGGAGAGCTACCAGCACCCGAGCCTGCCGCTGTCGGCTAAACGCTTGTTGAACCTGATGGCCGAGCAGGCGCCGGCCGATGCACGCACCGCCGCGGCGCTGGTGTCCACCCCGACGCTGCAACCCTACCTCACGGTCGGCACCGGCCCGATCCTGGCCATGAACGATGAACAGCCCGGCGTCATCTACGTCGTATCCGGCACGAAGGCTTACCGCATCACCTTCTCGCCCGTAGGCGTGCCTACCGCCACGCTCCTCGCCGATGTCGGCACGGCGAACGCGGGCACCTCGCCGTGGAATAACTTCGTGACGATTGCGGCTGGCCCCACCGCCTGCGTGATCTGCGTTCCGCCGCGGGCCTATACCTGCGCGCACCTGCCCGGCTCGGCGCTCAACCAGATCACCGACCCGGACTTTCCCGGCGCCTCCAGCGTTTGCTACGTGGACGGGTATTTCGCGTTCTCATCGCTCGGCGACACCGCACAATGGTTCATCTCGCTGCTGCTCAATCCGGCCAGCTTCAGCGCGCTGGACTTCGCATTCTCCGA